GTGAGGGTTGGGTCAAAAAAAGAAAGATCGGATGATTTCTTGCGGTTTTGTATGCGTTGGGCGGTCTTTCGGTTTACATGAATGGCCCCGCGTGATGCGTTGCAACTGGCGCAGCTGCTTACGATGTTGGATCGGTCGTAGGCATCTCCTCCACGATCAAGCTCAATGATGTGGTCTGCTTGTGTGGCCTTAGTCCTCTTGCCTTTGAGTCTGCACCAATGGCACTCATCATCTTCTTCGAGGATAAGCCGGCGTAGTTCTCTCCATTGCTTGGTGCTGTAGATGGGGTTACCTGCCATGAATCTCCATGCCTACGAGGCATCCGCATTTGTCTAGTTCTAGTCCTTTGATGATCTTCCAGCCTGTGTCCCTGCATTGTCCACAGGGTTCATGCGCGCCTATGTGAGTACGCGTAGGGACTATCTCATAGTCTTTGTTTATCAGTTCTTGATATACATCGGCATTTTCCCCGTAGGGATTATCCCCACGAGGTGTGACCTGCGGTGATGCGTTTCGCACAGACTTATTCACAGGCTGGGGAATGTCATAGACCAGCGTGTCATACTGCCATTTCCCTGTCTCATCTTGATATCTCCTGCGCTGCACATAGCCGGCGCACTCCAGCTCTGTCATGGCGGTACGGACAGCGTCTATCCCTTCCTTCTTGACAGTGCTCAGATGCCTCGTGGAGGTCCTCCAGTTGTCAGGCTTGGACAAGATGTAGATCAAGACTGCTGTGGCCTTGAAGGTGATCCTCTGGTCGTCAATGATGCCGTTACGGATTTGAGTCCAATTTGACTCTGGGCGAGGTGCTCGATAGATACTCATGAAACATCCTGCATGGTGACGCGCTTACCTGCCCGATACGACTGATAGCCGGCGACAGTCCCGTCCACAATGACCTTGACATAACGGTCCAAGTGTTGATCTTGGTTGAGGAGAGTCATCACGATTGAAGGGTTCGTATGAAGCTCTGACGCTTGTTTATCGGTCAGGACGCGAGCAGATCCGACTCGATACATGGAAATCACTTGATACTGGATCATCCGAGACTCGTCCACTGTCCATCAATCAAAGTCTCCGCATACATACAAGACTTTGATCGGGCCTGAATGAAAATGCCGTCAATGGTCAGATACTCACATTCATCGCCAATGGTACGAAGGGCGAAGATGTAGACATGATGACGATCTGTGTCTGAGGTTTTAAAGAGGACTCTCATCGGTCGGACGGGTTGCATCCATTCACTTGTATCGGGGCTCATATTGCTTCTTCCTTTTCTTGTAGTGATTTGAAATGTTTCAGCGTCGCACTAGGTGGTGCGAGCTGTGAGATCGGTAAGTCGTAGCAGCCCTGCGAGAAATACCGTCCGCTGGGAAGCTCGCTGCCATCTTCCCAATAACGCATCATCGGATCGCCCTCGCGGTGGAAGGTCGCCATCCTGAAAAACTTGTCCCACGAGCATCCACCAAGAAGCCACACACATTCAGGGATGCCGGCGACATACTGCAAATGAGCGAAGAAGAAGAAATCAGACTTCTCGGTTTCCTTACTGCTTGACGCAAAATTCACTCGATAGTGCGGTTTCGGTTCGTAGTTGTTCTTTTGAACTTTGACCTCAATCGTGTGGCCTGAGTGAAGCTGCACATCGCTTTTCGTGCCGTCATGTTTGTATGCGAGCAGATCATTGTTCCAGCAGTAATCGATGACAGCGATCTCACCGACAGCACCGAGGAAAAGATTCTCGTCTTTGAATGTCGGTCGTTTTTTCATGCTGTCCGGATTGATCGCATCGATCCATTCGTTCGCTTCAAAGATGAGACGCTCAGTGATCTGGACTCGGATCATCAGAACGCTTCCCCATCAGTCATTTTCTTCGCTTTCAGATCAGCGACCAAAGCCTCAAAAGCGACACGCCCATCTGGGATCTCGCCGGCATGACCGAGAGCTTTCAAGAGTCGTCTCTGACCTTCTGAAACTTGCCAAGGTTTAGCGGTCGCTGGTTGAGTCTGACGGTTCTGCACTTCCTCTAGTGAGGCCATCTTTGGGAACGACATCATCAAGCCCGCTAATCGTCCGAGACAACTCGTGGACGCGTTCATCTGCTCGCTGTCACGAGTGAACGAGGTCTTGCCGGGGAACGGCTCAAAACAAGTCGCCTGACACGGCTGAGGATCATCAGGTGTTCGCCATGCCTGCATCGTGACCGAGATGAAAGTTTTGTCACCGATCGTCACGATCTCTGGGCGATGCTCCTTGATACGAAGCTCAGGCCACTTGGCGAGAAGAGCTGCGAAGCGTGTCGGTACATCGACATAGTCATTGAGGTTCATACTTGACCGCTTCCTCAAATCGGTTGATCGTTGAGGTCATAGATCCGAAGGGATCGCTGTCAGGCTTATAGAAGCCGATCAGCTCGTCATACAGATCCGAGGCCATACCTTGCCACCAGAGGATGCGCTTGTCTCGTAGTTTCAGACGGAGCTCAAGGTCGGCAATGTGCTTCTCTTGCTCTCTGATCGTCTGAACCATACCGTCGGGGTCGTTCATTGGATTTCCTTCCTAGTTGGATAATCCGACCTTACTGGATCGGTGTGTCAGAGAGGAGCATTGCGTGACGCTGATTCTCCGATGTGCCTCCCCAGATGCCGGGGAGAGCCCGATAACCAAATGAAAGCGCATACTTGAGACAGTCATCAATCACTGGACATGATTCGCACACTGCGACAGCTCGACGAAGTTGATGCCAAGCGTCTGGGCCTTGCTCAGGGAAAAACCAGTTCACGGGCAGTTCACGACAAGCTGCTCTTTCTTGCCAGTTCAGCACGAGATACTCCAAGGCTGCCATCCACACAGACCTTGCTCTTCACGAGAATTCCACAGCAGGAACGCGAACCGAAGATTCGAGGAAGGGATCGCCATATCGTCAAGAGTCCAGCCCATCTCCGCGAGCCACTCTTCGTGAATCTGGTTGATCTGAGTGAGCCCGTGATCGCCTGACTTGTCGTTCACTGCCAAGGCTTGACAGCGCGATTCTTTCCACATGACGCGTCCAAGAGTCTGAAGAACTTCGGTCTCATTGGGCCATCCCATCTCTACAGCGAGCGGCAGCCATTCCTGACACTTGGTGTCGGGATCTATCTCGGCGAGCTGTACGAGCGTCGTAGTGGTCTCTACGGGCTCATCGTAGATGGTCGCGTTCTCTTCTTCTATCTGTTGAGCGATCTCAGCGTTACGGTCTGCGATCTGTTCATCGCTGAGTGGCACGATCTGGACGGTCTGAGGGACTGAGACAACTGGTGGATCAATGTTGCCGGCATCGCCACCGAAGATCACCACCAGACCGAAATACAGAAATGCGACTGATGCTAGGAATTTGAATGGATTCATATTGCCTCCAGTGTCGGGGCTCAGCTTGTGCTGTGCTCTATTGGCACAGTCAGTAGACCGACTCTGGGAGTCGGTGTCAAGTCATCAGCTGAAGATTCGAGCGAACGCTGTCTCTACGAGGGTCGGAGAATCTGCCATCAATGGTGAGATCTCAACATGAATCCAGTCAGCTCCGGGTGTTCCACCATTGCGAGAGACCGTCCACTTGAGCCAGTTGTCTCGAGAGCAACGATATCCGGCTCCCCATTTGTCTGTGGGGAACGGTACGCCTACGCCATCGTAGGAATGGATCTCTTCAATGTTCAGATCGTCACGGTGGGCATACAAGAAATCGACCAAATCTTTCCGTTGAGCTTTTGTACCTTTGAGGTCTGTTGCTCGCCATGTGGCATGAACGGAGAGCTGCGGTCCTGAGCGCATCGGACGGTTCGCATAGATGCCAATGTTCTTGACACCGAACAAATACTCGCAGAATTCGACGAATCGTTTTGTGCCGGCGCGTGGTGTCGGATGGTTGCCGTCGGTGTTCCCTGTGTACGGTCTAGTTGTCATGATCTTTGTCCTTGTCTTTGAGGCCGTTGGATGCGAGGATTCCAGATAGTGCTCCAGTGAGGAAAAGCATCATCGGGGACAGTAGCGACCACGCTGACTCATCATTCGGTGACACTTCTAGCGGTTGCACCACGAAAAGCAGTCCGTAGAGCAGTGAGGCGGTACTGATAACGAAAGTGGCTGACAGTGTGATTCCGACGATCAAGATGAGTCGAGCCTTGATTTCGCTGTTGGTGTATTTTCTCATGGGTTGCACCTTGACGATGTGGGGTGGCTTTCACAGTTGTCTCGAGTCTGATCGTTGCACGAGGTGACAACAAACATGAGACCAATAGCAAGAGCTGCGACGATTGCTAGTGTTTTCATGGCAGCGGTGGATTCGGTATATCGGCTTGATCCGAAGGAGTCCAAGTACCCATGAAGTCTCGGAGCTGCTGACGATAGATAGCCCATTCTGCCGAGTATTCAACGGTGAGAGGGTTGTTCGGGATCTGCGTCCAATCGGACTCATTCAAATAGCTTTTTATTAACTGGCGACAGTTGGTGGTCTGTTCGTCCGGAGTGTCTCCGCCAATGTAAACGATCATATCGGTCCCATATCCTCTACTGTTAGTAATGCTCTTTTGAACCCTGAACGGGTTGCTGTACCTGTGCCGGCGCTGATTTGAATTGATGCATAAATGATCGTTGAACCAGCGGCGAATGTTCCAATGCTTTGAACGATTCCCTGAGTTGGTGTTGCGACAACAGGGATTCCCACAGTTGTTTGAGCGATCAAAGTTGATGTAGCGAAAGTTGCACCAGTCCTTAATCCCATAGTGAAAAACGAAATGGCTGACCCATTCATTTGAGGCTCAGTGTAGATCAGTCGATAGTTACGATTTGCGACAGCGGTGAATGTTAGCGATACGACACTTTTATCTACTGTGATTGCTGCGTCTGTGACTTGATTGTTCCCTGACTGCATAAGTCCACGAGGGAAGCGATTTTGTTGACTTGCGAGGAGAACTGCTCCAGCGACGAAGTCTGTGTTTGGGTTCGGCATATTTTCTCCTCTACCAACCGAGTCGGCTGGTGTCTAAAATTCCTAGAATTGATGAGTCAAGAATAAAGAACTGGTAATAGGTTAACGGATTCAAAAACACTTGAAATAATGTTTCGGTTGGTGTGGCCGTTATGTAAACGCCTTCAATCACTACCGCTTCGGTTTGTGGTGAAATTGGTGCGCCAGTCTTTTTTTGTATTTGATAGGTGATCGTCGTCGTTCGCAAATATCCGAAAGCCCCTGAAATACTTGCAACAAATTGCCCGAGTTTTGTGGTGTCTTGTGAAGCATCAGAGAATCCGATTATGTACCTGAGATCGGTCGGATCGGATTGACTGTTGGCAAGCCATGACGCAAGGTCAAGACCTTGAGTGGTTGACCAGTCAACCGTTGACAGTGAATATCCGTTTTGACCGTAGGCCGTGACTGAAGTCGTCTCTTGTGCTGTCTGGGTGCTTAACCCTGCAGGGCTCACTTGCACAAAGTTCATCATGTTCAAACCGTTTTGGATTCGCTCAAAAGTCTGATAAGCGATATTTGATGCAGGAGTTGAATATGAGAATGTGTACGCTGCAGTCCAGTTATCAACCGAAGATCTCGCCATCGGTTGCAAGACTGAACCATTGTAGAACATCAGACCCTTCTCGGTCGTCAGATTCAACTGGACTCGACTTGCCACACTTCCCGAATATGTTGCACTGCTCACAGTGCTGTCACCGTTACCAGCGAACGGGACGACAGTCATGGAACTAGGGAGAGGGCCACCAGCTGCAGACTCAAAATAGTCAAGCTGTTTTCCCGAGAAATCTAGTGGCAGAGTTACGCTGTCCGCTTGAACACGACCGGCACGATTTAACCAGTCCGAACATTCAATGGTGGCAGTAGATAGTCCACTGTTGCCGGGTGAATCTTTGAATGTTACGCCTTGCACCCAAAAGGTCTGACTGAATAAACCTGTTTTCAAACTGATTTGATCGTTGAGACTAAATCCGCTGATTTGATTGGAATCGTTGATAATGTCTATGGACAAAATTTGTCCGTCGTAATTGTCCAAATAGTTTTGGCGACCGACCATCACATTGAAACCCAAAACGATGTCCGAAAATGTTGCGACCGTCGTCTCATTTTTCAGAGTCCAGACAAGTTTTGCCATTACATCGCTCGAGTGTTTATTGGGACAGGCCCGACTTGACGAACATACTGCTGGAGAGCTCTGACGATTGCGTTCGGGTCCCCGCCGTTGACATTGACCGTGATCGTGTTACCACCCATTCCCATTCCGCCGGCACGATTGAGTGGTATGACTGCTTCTGGACCGCGTTCGCCGATAATGGCGAGGGTTGGCGACATGACGATTCCTCCGTCTCCCATCAGACGCGGGAGGTGTACTTCTGGTACTGAACCGAAGTTGATCCAAGGGCCAGCAGCTTTATCAATGCCGTCAAGGATGATGTTCAAGCCTTTGATGGCGAAGTTGAGGCCTCGTTCAAGATTTGAAATAACAGCGTTAATGACTCCTTTGAATGCTCCGCCGACTCCATCAAAGATTTTCCCAGCAAGATCTTTCAGACCGTTGAATACTCCAATTACTGAATCTTTGAAGAAGAGGATCGCCGAGAATGCGAGACCGAACGGTCCCGTAATGACTGCAAGGATTAGCTTCCAGTTGTTCGTTACCCATGAGATGATCGCTGCGAAGAAGCCAATAATGTCGTCCTTGAATTTGATGACGACAACAGCTGCGAGACCGAACGGTCCAGTCAAGACTGCGAGCAGGAGTTGCCAGTGTTCTTTGATCCAATCAAAGACCCATTTCACGGCTCCCCAGAGGATGTCAAATCCTGCTTTTATGCCGTCTATAGCTTTTCCGAATATGTCGAACTTGACTTGTAGAGCGACGAGAGCTGCGATGACTGCAAGGATGACGATTGCGCCAGTGGCGACCCATAGTGCTGAGAATGATGCTGTCGTTACAGCGTTTACTGCAGTTGTGACTGCTTGGAGTGCGTTCCATGCTGCCATCGCTCCGTTCACTAGGAGAACTGCTGTGGCGATCCCTGCGATGACTCCTGCGATGATGACGATTGTCGTCTTGTGCTTTTGAGCCCAGTCGCCGAACTTCTGGAGTGCTGGGATGAGCTTCATGGCTAGAGGTGCGATGATCGCTCCGATGGACTCCTTGAATTCGCCCATCTGAATTCCGAGAGACTTCATTTTGCCTTGAGTGGTATTGGCTGCAGTTGAGGCTTGACCAGAGAAAGTTTTGCCGAGAGCTGCGAATACTTTGTCGGTGCTTGCTCCGTTCTTGATAAGTGCAGCAAGTTCTGGACTCAGTTTCTTGAGTGGTCCGAGTTGCCCGTTGAATGCTTTTGAGAGAGCGTCGGAGACTGAGCCGAGATCTTTTCCTGTACCGGCAGAGATATCAAGGGCGAGGCCTAGGAGGTCTTGAGCTTTTGCGACATCGCCAGTGCCTCGAACAAGCTTGTCAAGAGCTGGGCGCAGTTCGTCGTCGGCGACAGCTGCAGCGATTGAAGTCTTGGTGATGAAGTTCTCAACCGATTTGACTTGATTATCGGTCGCTCCTGCAGAGTTCTCGAGAGTTTTGGCAAGTTTCGAAGCTGCAACTTCGTCCTCTGCAAATGCTTTTACTGATGCGACAGCGACCGCACCTAGAGCTGCGAGAGCGAGGCCTGCAGGGACTGCAGCTTTCTTGATGGCGAACGCAGCTCTCTCACCGTTGGTTTCCAACTTTTTGAAATCGGCGATCGCACGATCAATTCCTTTCGGATTCCATTCGCTGATGATGGGGAGGTTGATTGCCATTGTTTATCTTCTCACGATGTTTGACTCAGTTTTACCCATGACTTCAATGACGATCTGTTCAACTCTGTTCATTGTTTCTTCTAGGTGTCGTTCTCCTCCAGCCCACACGAAGCGTGATGGGCCTCGTCCGAGTTTGGAGGTCAATAGTCCAGCGAAATTCGGTCTTGCTTTCAGAGGGTTTGAGTTGCGCGTCTGGTTCGGTCCTCGTCCAGCCATATCAGCCATTCCGAGAGCTGGACCTTTTGCAGTGATTTTCACGACAGCAAGCGACTCAAATTCTGCACCCTGAGCGATGTTTCTTTTGCGAGCCTTGCGTGTGTCTAGTTTTGCGACGACTTTCTTCTGCTGGTTACCTTGCCATCCGGTGCGACCGTAGTTGTTTCGGAAGCCTCGAGTCGGACCTGTCATGGGGATCGTGTCACGGACACCTGTGAGGATCGGATCGCAAGCTGCGACGATGTCCTTTGTGATCTGTCGGCGAAGCATCGGATCAATCTTGTTGATCTCCTTGAGCGCATTCTTGAGACCGTAGTAGTCGATCCCTATCTCTGCGCTCATTGATGCTTCCTCTGTTCGTTGATGATTTGGATGCAAGTTGCCAGATCATCGGATTCGAATGTTATGTCAGGAGGCCAGAATCCCGAGGCGACGAGCAGCTCTGCTAGTTGCCTCCGGTGGCCTCCTGCGTAGGGACTGATGACTCGGTCTCCACAACTTCTAGATCTTCAAGTTTCTTGATGAATTCATCAAACGAGATCGGCACTGTGTGACCTTGTGTCCGACTGGCCTCATAGGCCATGAACGCGAGATCTTCCATACCGATTCCGTTTGACAGATCGGATGCTCGTCGCTTCATTTTGCGTTCCCATGCGATGATGACGAATAGGTTCGTCTGTACTTCGTAGGTCTCGCCGTCTGTGAGCTTTACTCTGAGCGTGAGTTTCATGTGTTCTCCTTAGTCGGGGTTCGGATTACTTATGGATTACGGGGTGATGTCTCGAGCGTATGTGCCACCCTTGAATGTGGCCTCGAAGACGCTGAGTTCGCCGACCTTAGCGTTGATCGGTGTCACGGTCTCCAAGAAGCAACCAGTGAGAGTGTACTCAGGGTTTGACGCTGTTTCCGATGTTCCAGAAGGCGAGATGACAATGGTGGAAATAACTCCGAACAAAGTGTTCAAATAAGTTTCCATTTCAGTCGTGCCATATGAAGCGAACAAAGTCAAGGTCAATTCATTTGAGTAGAGGCCCGCTGTGAAGGTCCTTGAAGTCTGGCCGAAGGCCGTATTTTCAAGAGCTTCGGCCTTCAAAGTTAGTACTGCTGAACTGCAATGTTCCGTGAGCGACATTGCTGAAGGGCTGGTGACATTGACTGTCGGATTCGATAAGTAAGTGACTGTAGCTGGCATGGGTTTTGTCCTTTATACGCGGCTTGTGCCGATTCTTATTGTGAGGTCATAAGCAGGAAGTTCAGCCGAGCCGATCTGTGCGATCGTGGGTCGTCCTGAAGTTACTGCGAGAGAAGAGTTCATGAGCGTATCAACGATTCCGAGTATGTAGTCCGAAGTGTCTTGGTTGCCGGGTGGCGCGCCCAACACTCGGAGATCAATCGTGATGTCCGCTGTCTGGTTATTGAACGAACTGAAAGTAGGAAGCTCAATGAATACAGTGAGCGGTCGAGCGTTGCGAGGGTCAGTGACCGGCACAAGCCCGAGAGCTGTGATCGTCGCTGAGACAGCGTTGATCGTGTCTGTGAAGAGGCCTGCCATCTCATGCCACTTGCGATCTCTTGATGCCGAGTAATTGGTTGATTCGGCCCATTGATGCGACTGGTGCAGAGACCGTCATATCTTGAAAACTATTGAACGAGTCAATGCTTCCGCGTTCACGGTAAAGGCTTGCAGCCATGAGCACGGCTCCTGCTTTTACTGCAGAGTCAGGGACGGTCGTGAGACTGTCGTGATAGCCAGCCTGCACTCTTCGTTTGAAGCACCATGCATTCGAGGCATTCACTGATGAGGTCATGAACGCTGTGTCATTGGCGGTTGCTCCGCTGATACCAAGAAATTCGGTGAGGTCGGCGACCGTGATCCATGTGCAGGTCTGAGTCCAGACGAGCGATCCGACTGGATCAACTGCTTCTCGTGCAAGGTCTGCTCCGACATCTTGGAAGAGCAACTGATTCGGGATAATGATGTCGGTGTTGTAAAGGTAATCGCCTTGATCATCTGTGCCGATGAATAGGTAGGTCGGTACAGCGAACACGACATGACTGCCGTTGAGCTGTGCTGCACATCCTGAGAGTGTGATCGTCTGACCGATAGCGATGTCGGTTGATTCGAGAGTCTGAACGACGGCGACATTGTCTAGCACCATTTGGTGCGTGACTGTGTATGTTGCCATCGTTCAGATCTCTCTCTTCGGTGTTTCGGCTCAGGCCTTGGTGACGAACTTAGTGTCGTCAATCATGACGGATGAGAAGTAACCGCGGAACTTGATGATGCGACCAAGTGCTCCGTCTGCCAATTCAACCGAGATGGCTCCGCGCTGTTGTTCCCAGCATTCGAAGCCTGTGCTGTCACCAACATACGGCGAGTTTACGGTGATATTGCGGTCCACGACAAGCGACAAACCGAATGCGTTGCCGTTGAAAGTTGATGCCGATGCACCAGTTCCAACTGCGTTCATTGGGCCGACATTCGGGAACAACGGACGACCAGCAGTGTCCACCAATGCACCGAGTGACTCGTAATAGGTGGGACTGAGAACAAGCACATTGGGCAGGTTGCCGTTCGAGTTGTTCAAGATCTGAGCAGCTGCTCCGTAGATGAATGAGACCCAGTCTGCCGGGTCGGTGTCATCTGCGAGTGCTTGAGTCTGGCTGACTCCTGCTTCGAATGTGGTGCAGGCTGCGATGTCGGTCTGGTTCGCGTAGATGCGAGCCATGTCGTCAATCAATGCGCCGAGAACCTCTGGTGAGGTCATGTCCATTGATTCCTCGGAGAGCTTGACATATCCGCCGTACAAGGCTTTCGTGATTTGAATATCGTCCACGACGAAAGTTCCCTGATCAAGTGCGACGAGTTCACCATTGGATGGGCCGATGGTCGTGTGTGTGGTGACCTTCGGGCGGATGAAGACTTTGCCACTGGCGGGCATCTGGCGCACGCCCATCGCAGTAATCAATGGACGATAGTTCGCGACAAAGTTGTTGTAGATCGGCGAGATGATCGGGACGGGCAGGATGCCGGGTGTGTCGGTCGTGGTGACATTTGGTGCAGCTGCGACGATGCGCTGGTTGAATTCTGCGAATTCAGATCCGCCTGCGACGAACTTGACCATGTATTCGGCAGCGGTGGGAAGCTTGAACTCGCGCTTCGGTGCTGCATATTGGATCGGAGCAGTTGGTACTGCTGCGGCTTCGATTGCTTCTGACATTTCATCCTCCTCGGATGGTTGGGTTGGGGTTGGTATTTCTTCTTCTTCGTCGGGTGCTTCCTCGTCTGGCGAAGAGGCTGCGACTGAGTAGACCTGAGCTGATTCGTAAGCTCCGACGGTGACGACCGACAGTTCCACGAACTTCGCTTCAGAGACCTCTAGCGTCCCGTCTGCGAGGCGTTTGAACTTGGTTGGCACTGCACCAACGGAAACCGAATCTAGAGCACCATCGGCGAGCAATGCGAGAGCGTCGTCAGCTGCACGAGTTGCGCTCAACTTTGCGACAAACATCATGCCCTCGGCAGTGGATACGCGCTCGGTGACTCGGCCGATGACGCGCGTGTCGTCATGGAATTCTAGGAGCTTCGGCATGGGGCCATCTTCGGGAAGTGAACCCTCAAGAAAGACCACCGATTCACCACCACTCAAAGTCGCTTTTACATTCCAAGGGACGGCGAGACCTGTGATCTGACGCGTTGGTTCGCCATCTGCTGATGCGTCAAGTGTGATCTGTTGCGCTGTGAGTTGAATCATGATGGCATCTCCTGAGGTGTTCGCATTGAGGCAGGATCTTCAATGTTGATGTCGGTGCGGTTCATTTCAACATCTGCGATGAGATCATGTGTATCAAATTCGACATAACGATTGCGCGGAAGTAGATCGGGTCCACTGAGCGTTTCTTGCATACAGTCCATGTACAGCTTCGCTCCTAGCAGATAAAGATCCTGCTTGGCTTGAGTGGCGTTGGAATAATTGTAGCCGGAAATCCCGATTCCTAGTAAGTACGCGGGGACTCCGATTGCTCGAGATAGTTCAAGTGCGCTGAAGTTACGAGCTTCGATGAGTTGCAACTTGCTCGGGTCTGTGTCGAATTGTTCGTACTTGACAGCACTGTTCAATGCGCCTACAGCGTTCACTCGGCGAGCATTTGACCATGCTGCAGCAAGTTCACCGAGCGACTCAGCATCAAGCGGTTCGGAGCTGTCGGTCTGCTGTAAGTATCCTGCAGCGATCTCATTGGTGGCGAAGCGTTCAGCTGAACGATCAAGCTTGATCGCAGTGTCAATGACTCGGCGACCTGTCCATAGGAATCCTTGGACGGGTGCGAGGAATTGGATGACATCGTTGGTTGGTATTTGAATTCCGTTGAATGTGATCGCGTTGCTTTTACCGAAAAACTGTGGACCGGGCTGATCCAATGTGTCAATCATTTCGGCGGGCATCCATTGGAACGACAGGGGCCGTCCAGTGGCAGAGCTGCGTGAGGTGACATACCAGAACGCGCGTCCTCGCATCATGAGATCCATGCAGGTATTTGACATAATGAAGTTACGCGTCAAAGTCGGATCTGGAGTGTCCATCCAAGATTCGGTTTCAAGGAAAATTTTCTCGTACTCCTCGCCGGTCCATTGTGTCGTGTAATGCCGAAGAGGTAACGAGCCGACGAGCGAGATGATCATCTGTGTCGCTCTGGAGACAGTCGGAACGGACAAGGCCAGCTCTGAAGCAGCCCCGACGGTATAACTCCAAAACTGACCGAGCCCGCTCTGAGAAGCACTACTAGCTGCAGCTTGAAGCGGTGCGTGTGCAAACGCGGGGGTCGCGTCTTGCTTCTTACTTCCGAAGAGTGCCATCGGTTGCGAGTCTCCCAAAGTTTTTTGCAGGTATCAACTAAGGTCAGCCGAAAGCCATCGCTGGTTTCGCTCGAGTGGTCGGCTTTGATGCAAGCATCATTCCCCACACTGCACATCGGGCGAGCTCTATCGGTCCGGGCGACTTCTGCGAACTGAGCACGACCGAATGGCCTCCAGTTTTTACTGCGACCGCTCGAGCCATATGTTCGGCGAGAGCGAGGTCTCCAGTGTGGCGACACCGATCCTCAACGATCATCGCTTTCGCTGATGCAGTCCACTTCAAAAGCTCCGCATACCCGACAATTGTCATACGCCGGCGGAGGTCAGGAGGGCAATGAATTTCTAGTGATGGCGTGCAAGCAAGACGGACGCTGGGGTCGTTCATGATGCGGACGACTTGCTCCCACATTTGGGCGGACGATTCCACGACGAAAGCAGTTTTTACGATGACGCGGTCACCATCAAAAGCCGAACCGATTCCGATGTAACGAGACTCATCAATGCTCGAGTCAATCGTGATCCACTGGTACGCCGGCATCTCATGGTCTGAGATTCTTTGAGACCAGAGCGACAGTGGAAGCCATGCACTATTCGAGTCAATCCAGAGGTTCAAGTGTCCTCGGATGAACGCTTGCCGATTCGGTGAGTCGTATGCGAGCTCTAGAGCTTTCATGGTGATCGTTGTCCCGAGCGCAGGATTCGCCCATCCCCAATAGCGACGGTCCTCTACTGAGACATCTGGTGGAAGTGACCACTCGGCATAGTAGAGCGCAGTTGCCGATCCTGAGTCAATTGCTGCCATGCCTTGCTCTCGTAATTGTTGGAGCACTGTTGAGGATTGATCGCCGGCGGTACTGAAGAGCATCATCATCGGATTCTTGACTGCGATCTGTGAAGGCCGTAGAGCTGTGAATACGACCTCAGGACTGATGTCCCACACTTCGTCCACGAGTAGCACAGACGCTGTCATACCGTGAGCGTGAGCTGATGCAGCGACGACTGAGATACTGCTTCCGTCTGGAAAGTTGATTCGTTCATCGCCGTTCTGCCAACGGACTTTACACTCGAACTTCTCGTCAAGGTCACGGACGACATCACGGAACAAGGCCATGCTCCGACGCTTCTGGTTGGCAACGATCACGATCGTCTGAGGCTCCATTCGAGAAGCTGCATACTCGGTCGCCATGAAGCCGGCGACGGCACGCATCACAAGACTCTTGCCGTTCTGTCTAGCGGTACTGATGCAGGCCTCACGAAATACGAAGTCACCGTCCTCATCACACATGAGCGCGTCGTTACAGATCCGCTTCTGCCATTCCATGAGATCAATGTTGAGCACGCGCTTCGCCCAAGCGGTCAGGGCAGGGCCGAAACTCTCGCCGGCTGGAACGGGCGTGACCAGTCTCGGCTCGATCCTTCCAGATGTTGGAATATCCGACTCGGTTCTTGCTGGTTCAGGCTGGTTCCGACTGATGGAGGGGATTTCCGAGT